GGCAAACACGTTGCCGGAGACATTTTCTCTGTAGACGGAGACGTATGGGAATGCTATCAGAATTACGACAATGCGGTATATCCGGATATTGTGCCTGGTGGCTCTGCATGGTTCACCTTCAACAGACCATATCATGGCACGTCACGCGAGACGGCGCGGAATTTCGTACACCCAACGGGCGCGCACGACGTGTACAAGGCAGGGGAATGGGCCGTGCAAGACGGTAAGTTCACCAAAGCGAACCAGGATACAGCATATAGTCTAGCAGAATACCCGCAGGCGTGGGATGTGGAAGAGTAACCGCCAGAGGGAGAGAAAGGAGAACACATATGGCGGACGGGCAGAAGAAGCGGAAGGTTCGGGAGACTTATCCCGACGAAGAAAAGGAAGCGGAAGGATGAACGGGAAGTGCGAGTACGCTTACCGGAAAAACGGGGACGTTAGCCTTCACTGCCGGTATCTGACGCAGAACGGAGCGCGGCACGACTGGTGCGCGCATCAGTATCTTTGTGGCAGAACGAGGCGGTGGGAGGTTTCCGAGGGGGCATACGGGTGCGATGTCCGAAAGGAAAAGAAGAAGTAAGCACAAGACCATGAGAAAATCTGAAAGGAATGGGGAAATCATGGAAAAATTCACGATGACAAAGGAACACTTGATGCAGATGCGGGACTATGTGCCTCTGGAAGAGAAGATGAGGTTTATCAAGGAGGCGGCAGACGGCTGCTTTGACCGGATGGAGCTTCGAATTTCCGGCGGCGCAGAGAGCCTTCCAATGCCTCCCATGTACAAGGACAACACGTCGATCAAAAGCAGGATGCTGATGGGTGCGTTTTCCAGACTGTATCTTGGACTTTCATATGAGCAGGAGGGGGAAAACCCGTGGCTGATGAGCGTTTGCGACTATGACGCGCTGGCAGGAAGCCATATTTTCAACCAGATTGAACGGCTCAAGGCAGAAGGGGGCGCGGTGCGCGACAAGGCATTTGACGTGCTTTCCGACTGGCGAGATCTTGAAAAGCGGTTTAACACCGAGGTCTACAATATGATGCAGGTGATGAATGAGCCGGTGAGCCGGATTATGATGGCGATGCAGATGCAGACGACACCGGAGACCATGCAGGGGCTAAAGGAAGAGCTGGAAAGCGTCAAGAAGGAAATTGACAATTATGCCGCGCAGAAGAAAGCGACGGTGAAAGTAAAATGAGCATGGTTTCGGTCAACTCCGACACATATCCCTATGAGAGAGTGCAGACGGGGTTTAACCGGCTCAAGGGTTCGGAGGAAATCCCACTGAAAATTCTGCGGTATCTGATGGACCTGCCGAGCGAAGGGTATACGCCGAAGGACGACAACAGCCGCGCACGGGTGAGGCTGATGAAATATCTCTGGCACGACGGGGCAAGACCTCTTGAGCAGCCGCTTCCGACGGCGAAGGAAAAGCTCTCGATGCTGTTTGACGGAGAACACCCGGCACTCAACACGCAGGAGGAAAAGGCGGCGCATCCGAAGGGGTATCGCATTTATCCGCAGAGGGTGTGGGGGCAGAGCGACACGGAAGCCGGGGTCACGCTGAAACTCTACATGGGAAGAAGCATTGCGCGGGATAATTTCCACACGATGCTTGGGCTGCAGTTTGAGATTCTTGTGAATGTCAACCTGGAAAACACGACGAGGACAGATGCGTATGCAAGAAGCTATGACATTGAGCAGTGCATCATTGAGGCTTTGCATGGGGTAAATATTACGGGAATCGGCGTTGTGGATTTTTCGAGGATTTCCCACGCAGACAACGGAAGCACAAGCATTTTTGACTACGGCACGCACTGCGGAAGAAAGCTCCATATGAGCGTGATGTGGTGTGATTCTGAAATGGATGTGCCGGTGGAGTAAAAAGAGAAGAACAGATTCTTCCGCGAAACGGCGCGGAGGAAACAGCTGGGAGAGCTGACAGGGCATGGGTTCATGCACTGCCGGCTCTTTTTTGTTGGCTATCGGAAAGGAAAACAAAAATATGAACGACCTTTCTTACAGCATGGTTCGGGCAATCGACCGATACCAGACGATAGAGGTTGAGGGCTTGCACCTATATCCAATCCGCGTCATGGAACTCGACGAGTTTATGCTGGCGCGACCTGCGATTGAGTTTTTGCAGCAAAGTCTCCCTGTGACTTTGATCTCCAAACCTCTTTTGCAGGCGTTTTACCAGATGGATTTTGACGCGGCGGCAAAGGGAGAGCCGGGGACGGGCCTTTTCTTCCGGAGCTTGCTTTTCCTGCTGCTTGCGCTGCGGGCAGGGGAGGGGCAAAGCGCGGAGGAACGGCTTGGACTTGTCTCCATTTTACCGGACGAAAGAAACCAAAAAAAGCTGAAAAGTGTCCGCATTCAGACCGGAAGCAGAACGTTTGCAGACATTACGCCGATTCAATTTCAAAGGCTTCGCCCAATTTTGGCGGCTCAGAACGGAATAGAGCTTGTGTCGGAGAGCGCCAACCCTGAACTTGTGCAGGCTGAGAAGGACTTGGCGGAAATGAAAGCGCCGAAGCTTCGGTATGAGGCAGCGTCTGTGAAAGCGTCTATTTCGCTCATCAGCGGAATATCGGACGTGGAGATGGACGAATGGCCGGTGCTGCGGTTTCAGCGGCAGAAGGACGCTGTGGTGCGGATGATGGGGTATCTCAACTGCGGCATGGCGGAGGCGCAGGGGGCAAAATGGCCGCACGGCAACCCGTATCCAAGCCCCCTTTATGACCGGGAAATCGACTACTGCGGCGGTGTGATCGATATGGCGTCGTTTGCAGGCGGAGCCGGTATGCGCGCGGTAAAAAATGCGGGCAGCAAGACAACATGACACTTTAAATCTTCAAAAGGAGTGAACAAAGAATGATTCAGTTTACCGACAAGAGACTTTACCTCAAGGGTACTTCCGAAGCGATCTGTACCGATAAAGTTACCGGTGACATCGTGTATTTCTCCAACAAGTTCCAGAGCGGCAACGTGACCACGAGCGTCACCATGGGCGAAATCCGCGCGGGTCTTGGCAACGCTGTTGCGGCGATCATCCCGTCTGATGCGACGGTCAACGTGGAGTTTGTGGCGGCGGACTTCTCGCTGTTTGCAAAGTCTGCACAGCTCGGCGCAACGCTCAAGTATTCTGCGCCCGTTATGACGTGCCAGAATGTCACGGCGGACGGCACTTCCCTCACCATCGACGTCACCAAGGGCACACCGGTTGCGCAGCTCGGCATGGCAAAGCCGCAGTGCTATGTGCAGGAGATCGGCGCGGCAAGCCCCATCGCCGTTGGCGGCAAGGCGTATGACATTTCCGCAGCAGGAGAGGTCGCAGGATTTACGGCAGTGTCCGGAAAGACCTATAAGGTCTGGTATTTTGCAAGCCGCGCGGACGCACAGCTGGCAACCGTTACCACGATGCTTGACCCGAAGGTTGTGCATTTTACGGCGGCAATGGCAGTGTATGCAAACGAGTCCGGTTCTGCGCAGAATGAAGGCACCCGTCAGGGTACGCTTTATGTGATTATCCCGTCGCTCAAGTTCGGCGCGAACGGCGGCGTGACCGGCGATCAGGGCAACAATGACACCACGTCCCTTTCCGGTCAGGCGGTCATCAACGACTCGACCATCATTGGCGATTCCTGCGACGAATGCTCCGGCGGCGGCGCAGAGCTGGCGTACTACCTGTATGTGCCGTGCAGCTCGGACGCAGAGAGCGTGGAGGGCATTGTTGCAAATGTCGGCAGCATTTCCGTTGCACAGTCCGGCAAGTATCAGATGCAGCCGAGAATCGTGATGATGAACGGCGAACTGGTCAAGGGCGACGCCAACACCTTTACCTACACGGCGACCGGCGCTCCGACCGGCACGACTGTCGGTGCAAGCACCGGCCTGATTACCGCCGGCACGACTGCTGGCGATTTCGAGGTCGAGGTTTCCTACACGGTGGGCGAAAAGACCTTCAAGGACAGCTGCGATGTCAGCGTGACCGCGTAAACAGGAAAAATCCCGGAGGGCATAACCCTCCGGGAAATGCGCAAGCGTATCAAGGGATAAAGCGTTGGTGCGTTTGCGCATTTCTTTTGAATGAAAGGCGGCTTTCTATGGCAATCGAGGATATTGTGGCGCGGTTCAACACGGAGCTGGACGCGGCAATCGGGCGAGTGATGGAAAACGATGTTGCGGTCATTGTGCGCGTGGCGATGGCGAATGCGGTAGAGACAGAGGTTTATGACGCTTATACGCCGGTTGCTTATTGGAGGCGCGGAGATTACGGCGGATTGATCGATCAAAGCCCGGAGAATATGGTTGCGGAGTATGACCCGGAGAATATGCTTTTGACCGTTCAGAACATGAACAGGGACGATGACACGGGGAGACTGGTCGCGCCGGTCGTTGAGAGCGGAAAAGGGTATCAGTATCGGTGGTCAGGGCAAAAGCCGCGTCCGTTTCACAACGTTGCACAGAAGAATGTTGTAGAGGACGGATGGTTTGAAGGGGCGCTTTTGTCCGGGCTTCGCACGGAAGGGTTCAATGTCGAATGATGGGAGGATTCTGAAAGATGGCTGGAAATATTGATAAGGTTCAACTACAGGTAGAGGTCGTTCGCAATCAGCTCGACACGCTGATTAAGGACGTAAACAACCTGAAAAGCCAGAAGCTTTCCATCACGGTAGATTCTACCGGCATGGACGCAATCAACAAATTCAATGCGTCTATGCGGACGCTGACGCAGAATGCGGACGGATTGGGCGGAAAGTTCACGCAGGTTTGGAACGGCATTGCAGAGGGCGCGCCGGTTCGGACGATTGAGACGGTCAATCAGGGGATTGGAAGAACGACCGAGATCATCCGGACGCTGAACGAGGAAACGCAGTCGTATTCTGAGGTTCAGACAAAGACGACAACCAACTATGACGCGATTGCAAAAGCCGCGCAGAAGGCGGCAGAAGCCAACCAGAAGGCGTTTTCTGCGGCGCAGAAGGGGATGCCGACGCTTCAAAAGCAGTTTGCAGATCTGGAACGGCAGATTGGAAGCGCGGTAAGCAAATATCCAAGCGGAACATTTGACAAGCTTTCCGGAGAGGTCAAGGGCGCAAGGGCAACTCTTGCTACGCTGGACAGCGATCTTGCAGAGGGGAAAATCGGATACGAAGCGTATACGAGCGGTGTAGACAGTGCGAAGGCGAGTCTCAAGGAGCTTCAAAGCGAGTTTTCCCAGACGCAGACCGACACAGAAAAGCTCAAAAACTCCACGAACGTGCTTGGAGACAGCCTTGGCAATATCGTAAAGAAAATCGTTGCATGGCAGGTTATCAACGCCTCGGTTGCAACGGTCATTCGGTCGTTCCGGGAAGCGGTAAAGACCATGAAAGAGGTCGACACGGAGCTGACCGCCATTCAGAAGGTCACGAACAACACCGACGCGGAGATGGAAAAGCTCAGCCAGCACGCCTATGAGGTCGCTTCGCAGTATGGCGTGGCGGTGACGGACTATTTGGAATCGACGGGAACGTTCGCAAAAGCCGGCTACAAAGAACTGTCGGAAGACATGGCGGAGCTTGCAACAAAGACGCAGCTGGTCGGTGATGTGAACGCGGAGACGGCAAATCAGTTCCTTCTTGCTGCGGACGCAGCGTTCAAGATGAAGGGCAATGTCACGGAGCTGTCCACAGTTCTCGATAAAGCCAACGTCATTGAGAACAAATACGCAACGTCCATCGAGAAGATTTCAGAGGGATTCCCAATCGTTGCAAATGTGGCGTCGATGGCGAATATGTCCATTGACCAGCTGATGGCGATGCTCGGAACGATCACGGCTGTGACCCAGGAGTCAGGCACCAAAGCCGCGACCGCTGCTCGCGCTCTCATCTTGAATATTATGGGAGATACCGAGACGGAGCTTGAAAACGGCGTTACATGGACGAAGGATGAAATCGAAAGTCTGACGCAGGTTCTTTGGACGTATTCCGAGGAAGCCATGAAAGCGGCGCAGGCAACTGGAACCATCGTAAACCCGATGGAAGCGGTAGCGGGACTTGCAAAGGCGTATAAAGAGGGCGTTCTGACGCAGGCAGAGCTTGCGAAAATCGAGTCTGACCTCGGCGGCAAGCTGCGGACGAACCAGTTGGACGCGCTCATCAAGAACTTTGACATGTATAGCGATATGCTGGACAAAGTCAAGGATTCTGCCGGCAGCGCCGATCAGGAAGTCAGCATTATGCTCACGAGCTGGGAGAGCAAGGCAAATATCCTACAGAATACGTGGACGGAGTTCATCTCCAAGACAATCGACACGAGCTGGGCGAAGGGGAGTCTCGATGCGGTCACATGGCTGATTGAGGGGTTCGGCGATCTAGGCACTGCAATTACGATTTTCGGCGGTGCGCTTGCTACGGTAAAGTGGAACGAAATCACAACTGGATTTGGAACACTGAAATCTGTTATTTCGGCTCTCCCAATGCTATTCAGCAAGGCAAAGGGCGGCGCGGAAGGATTCAACAACGGCATGAAGTCGATGAATCTGACGCTCACCAGCACGCAGCTGATTGTTGGCAGCGTGGTTGCGGTTATTTCGGCGCTTACCATCGCTTATAACCACTACAAGCAGAAGCAGGAAGAATCGTGGAAGGCGTCGATTGAAGCCGGAAATGCAGCAGTGGAGGAAGCAAGGTCTCTTGAAGAACTCTACGGCGCGTATCAGGGCGCAGACAAGGCAATTTCCGACGGAACAGGCTCTAAAAAGGAATTTGAATCTGCAACCTACGATTTACTGAATGCAATCGGATATGAAACGACCGCGCTTGACGAGCAGATCACGCGGTACGGTTCTCTCAAGGCGGCAATCGATGCGAATAAGGGCGCTGTCACAGAGCTTTTGCAGGCAAAAATCGAGTCTGCGCTATATGACGCGAAAGCGGGCGTAACGGCGGCAGGAGAGCAGCTGAGCAGCGCAAGCGGAAAAGTCGGACTTGCGGCAGGTTCCAGCGCTGGAACGGTTCTCGATTATTATAACGACCTGGTTCGCCGCAGAAACGAGATGCTGGACAGCGGAGACGAAGGCACATACCTGTATAAGGAAATTGCAGACAAAATCTCAACGCTTACACCGCTTGTCGAGGAATACAATGCGGCGCTTGAGAACCAGACGTATCTTGAAAACCTTGCGGAAGACGCGAAGGACGGCGTGATTGAGAGCTATGAGCGGGAAAACGAGGCGATTTCCGACAACACGGACGCGCTGGATGAGAACGCGGATGCGGCTTCGAAAAACGCAGAAAAAATAGCGGAAGCAGCAAAAACGCTCAAGCAGCAGGAATCAGACCTTCGGACGGTATCGAAGGCGCTTGCGGAGTATCAGGCAACTGGACGTATTTCCTCGGCAACGATGAAGTCCTTGCTTGGAATCAGCAGCCAATATATTAACCTTCTGACGGACGAAAACGGAAAGCTCCGGATGACGGAAGATGGGCTTCGCGGCGTTGCAGAGGCGATCATGGCAGACGTGGATGCAACGGAAGATCTTGTTGGCATCACGAAATCGTCCAGCGGAGCGATGGACAGCTTTGTTGCAGGACTGATTGACGCGGCAAAGCAGGCAGGCGCGACAGACAGCGAAATCAACAGCCTTGTTGCGCGCATGATTATCTTCAATAACACGGGGCTTGATGTGCGCGGGAAAATCGCCGCATTGCAGGCGCTTGCTTTGCAGGCAGGCGTTACAAACTCCGCCATCGCCGGAATCAGCCTGGATGCCATCGGTAAAGACGCCGGAATGACGGTTGCGGATGCGCAGAAGAAATACGGCATGCCTTTAAAGGAGGCAGAGCGGTATGTGGCAAGCCAGAAGAAAAAGGCGCAGAACAACGATCAGGCGCTTTTGGACTACTGGAACACGCTGGCAGACAAAATTCCAGAGCCGAGCGGAACAAGCTCCGGCGGAGGCGGCGGAGGACGCGCTTCTGACGAGATACTTGATTCGCACAAGGAAAGAGTATCGCTTCTTAAATCCGAGCTTACACTCATGGAAAAGCAAGGGGCAAGCGAGGAAGATCAGAAGAACAAGATGCGTCAGATCCAGCAGGCGCTTCACGCGCAGGCGGAGTATCTTCGTTCCATTGGCGCAAGTCAGGCGGATATTAACGGACTTTCCGCAGAATGGTGGGAATGGCAGGAGAAGATCAACGGAGAGCTTAAAAGCGCGGACGATCTTCTGAGCGAGCTGAAAAGCGCATTGCAGGAGTCCTTAGACCGGCAGTCGGATGCGCTGGATGATGAAATCGCGGCAATCGACGCGCAGATCGAGGCGCTGAAAAAGCGCAAGGAGTCGAAAGACGAAGAGCTGACGCTGGAAGAGAAGATTCTCGCAGTGCAGCAGGCGCAGAAAAATCTTGCAGACGCGCAGAATGAGCGGACAATCCGGCAGTATAACGCAAGAGCCGGTCAGTGGGAATGGGTCGCAGACCAGAAGGAAATCAAGTCGGCAGAGGATGCACTCGACAAGGCGAAAGATGACTTGGAGGACTACAGGGAAAAACTCCAATACAACGCAGAACTGGCGGCTTTGGAAGCGCGGAAGGACGCAATCAAAGCCCAGCAGGACGCACTTGACCGGCAGTATAAAAATTTCCTCAACTCCCTCAAGGAAAAGACGCGCGGCATCGGGGAGATCCTACAGGACATCTGGAAGAACGCAACGCCGGAACTCAAGGCAATCATCTTAGAAAACGCAGAGCTATTCAGGGCGCTTGGCGTGGATGTGACGAAGCTTGCAGACAGCATCGTAGCGGCATCGAACCGGATTGTGAAGGTTGGAGCGGACGGAAAGGCACCGTCCGGGCTTGCCGTTGGAGACAGAGTTGTTACAGGCGGCGGCACTTACGAAATTACAGGCGTCAATCCGGACGGAACGTATGAATCGAAGCTTGTTGATAAGAATCAGACAACCTACAACTATACCGGAGGGTATGACAATGCGCCGGGCGGCGGTTCGGGTGGTTCAGGTTCTGGCGGCGGCTCTGGCGGAGGCGGCGGAAACCGATACAGCGGAACCGTGTATGCAGAGCCGGACGACGGAAAGGGCGGATACTACAAAATTTCCAGCGCGAACGGTCTGAACTTTTTGAACAACGCCGGCGCAGGAGACACGATGCGAGGCGGAGACGGGTCTTATTGGGTGAAGAACCGGAACGGCACGACATCGATCACGGACGGATACGGACGGAAATTCACGGTATATGACGAGGGCGGTATCCTTCGGGGGCTTGGCGGTATCAAGGCGACGAGCGCGGACGAGATGGTTTTGCCGCCGGAGATCACAAAGAAGATGCTCGCGCCGATGGCAGACGCGCGGTTTGAGCAGAGAATCCGGGAGCTGGGTCTTTTGTACGGGGCGAGAAACGATATGCCGCTTGCAGGTGGGGCAAGGTTTGACAACCATGCAATCGGCACGCAGCACAACGGAAATGTGTATCGGCTCGGCGGAATTTCCATCAGCGAGGGAAAGGCAAGAACGACAAGCGTATATGAGCTTGCGCGGATGGCGCAGACGCTCACCATTTCAAGCGGCTCCTGAGACGGGAGAGAAAGGAAGAAAACTATGCTTTATCAGCCGACAAACATTTCTCCAAGCATGCTGGGGCCGCTTGGAAACGGTGTCATTGACGCGAACGAGGATTTTGTGCTCAGTTTTCAGGTAAACGGCAACTCTCCGCTGGTGAGGTTTGGGCTTTTTATCGTAGGGGCTGACGAACCCTCGCAGATTGTTTTGGGCAGAACGCTGGAACAACCGTTTTATGGGACAGACTACGCAGGAAACGTGCAGATGTTCCACGCGAATCTTGAATCACTCAGTATCACAAACGGGAAAAGCTACAAGCTGCGCATCCGGCAGTATTGGAGTGAAACGGAGTATGTTGACCAGCAGAGCCAGAGCACATTTATTACAAGAGACCGTCCGACCATTTCTTTTCTTGGAGACTTCTACGACGGAAGTTCTTTCAACCAAAAATCCGTTACGTTCCGAGCAAAGTACACGCAGAAGCAGGGAGACGGAATCAACTGGGTCCGATGGAGAATCGCGGAAGAACCGGAGAATTATAACTACGAGACTGAGCCGGAGAACATCATCCGAGACACAGGCAATATTTACGGAACTGCACAGCTACAATACACGTTTGATGGAATTTTCCCCGGAAAAAGGTATCTTGTGCAGTGTATTGTCCAGTCTGAGACGGGAATGGAGAACATACCGGAATGGTTTTCTTTCAGTGGGGACGACTACCAGGAAGAAATGTTTGAGGCATCCGTCACGGCATGCACGGACGCAAAGAGCAATGGCGTTCGGCTGATTCTTCCGGAGGCAAGCAGCATAGAACCCAGCGTTTTTGGAACGCTTCCGAGCGAGCTGAACGGAGAACTTTTTGTCGATATAAACGGGAAAACAAAAAACGTTTCCTGGTATACCGGACAAGGATACAGTGAGAGCGCGAGGGCACCGTTTAACTTTGCGTGGTGCGGCAGCACGGATGTGGATTCTGCTCCAATTCATCTTCTTTGCGAGACGAGCGACCGAAAAAGAACGCAATCGTATTTCTCGCTTTCTTCCAATATGGCATGTGAGGGAACTTATCCGGTCTCCGGAAGCGGAACATGGAGAACGGTTGTTTGCGGCTACGGAGAAGGCAAGTTGTATATGGCGCTTGGGGATGCCGGCGTTGCGTATTCGCGCGATGCAAAGACATGGACAATGGCGACAATCCCGGCGGAGCTTTCAAGGAATCTATCTGAGCTTTCTCTTTGCGAGGGGTACGTCCAAAACGCAAGTCAGTTTTTCCTTGTTTCAAGCGCGACGACAGCCGCTGCGTACACAGCAGACGGCGTAACCTGGACCAGCGTTACGATGGACAAGCCGGTAAAGAATGTCTTTTTTAGCGGCGGCAGATTCTTTGCAAGTTATGTTTCTGGTGGCCTTGCGCAATCTGATGATCTGAGTGGATGGCTTGACTGCGAAATTGAAGGATACAGCGGAACGGAAGAGATCACAGGCGTTAGCTATGGGAATGAGATCTGGGTGTGTCTGTACGGAAACGGGAAATGCGCGACGACCGACGATCTTAACAGCTGGGAATCCTCCACCGTTGCAGAAGATTCGACAACGCCGTTTTACGGGCTTTGCTTTTTGAAGGGAAAGTTTTTTGCAAGGGACAATGGCGGAGAAATCTATGTATCGGAAAACGGAAGCTTTTGGTCCATACGAACCAGCTATCTGTTTCAAAGCAATGCAAGCGGAAACAACACGGTAACAAACGATATGTTCCTTGCAGTTGGAAGCAAAGACCAGATTCTTATCAGCGCGGACGGCGGAATATGGAATGCTGCGGCGGAGGGAACAACCGGAGACTGGAAAAGCGGATGCTTTGACGGGGAAAACTTCGTGTTTGTTGGAGGCGGCGGAAAGGCGGCAATTTTCCACCTCTGCGTCGATTTTAAGCTGACAAGCGACCGCAAAGAGCTTTGCAGCGGGAAAATTTATGCGAACGAAAGATTTACGCTGGTTCTGGACGGAAAGAAACTCTATACCAGCTCAGACTACGGAAAAAGGTTTGATGAGTTCCCGGCAGATTTTCAGTGGACAGACGATGTAAGGCTTCGAGAAGTTAATCTTGCAAACAGGCAGACCTGCTACTGGATGCTGGTAAGCAACGGGAATTTGACGGAAAACGAAAGAGACGAGCTTTTGAACGGCACATCGTATACAGCGCTTAATTTCCCGACGTATCTTTACACAAACTTCTGGGGAACGGCAAACGCCGGGCAGTACGGAAGAACGGGATACAGCAAGCTCGCGATCTACCGGCAGGAGGGAGAAGAGGAAGCCATCCAGCATGTCGGGGACATTACCGTAGATCAAGGGAATGTTTTTGTTGACGCTTCGGCGGTCAATGGAAGGAAATACACGTATTACGCATACGGGGTTGGAGAGTCGTATTCCGCCGCCATCGTCAGCGGTCAGATTCAAACCTGCGGCTGGGACTGGCATCTGCTGGCTTGCACGAAGGATGACGCGGGCGCGTATCATGTGCAAAAAATTTACAGGTTTGGAAAGAATCTTTCCAGCGGTTCTGTCAGCAACAACGCGGTTCCTAGCGTGCTTCAAAATTTCACGAGGTATCCGGTTGTTCAAAATTCGCCTTGGAACTACAGAAGCGGGATGCTGACAAGCATGATCGGATACACAGAAAACGGCGTGTATTTTGACAACACGAAACTCCGAGACGAAATTGCGGCGCTTACCACAAGCGGATACGCACTTTTCCTCAAAAACCGAAAAGGAGACGTTATCCACATTGCAATCTCCGGCGCAATCGAAATGGAGACGATGGACAATTCCGCGCAGCAGGCGCAGACGGTGAAGCTGCCTTGGGTGGAGATTGCGGACGCAAGCAGCGCGCAGATCATCATTACCAAAAACGACGGCGCATTTTTGCAGGAGATTCCGTCTGTGGCTTCTGAACATGGAATCGACACTGCTGCGGTGTACTTTGGCTGAGAAGGGAGGCGCGGACGATGGCGTTTACGACATATGCAGAGCGGACGCAGGATTATTTCCGGATGCTCCGAAAGCCGTTTACAAAAATATGCCGGCTGCGATTTTTGCAGCCGGACGGCTCGACGGCGTTCGCCCTCGACAATAACCCTCTGAACCGGAGAAGCGGCGCGTTTTTGCAGGACGGCAGCATCAGCGTGAACCTTCAAAACGGGCAGAGACGGACGGCAAGCGTGACGCTTTCCAACATTGACGCGGCGTTTGACTACAGCGTGAACAAGGTATGGTTCGGGCAGCAGATTGCCATTGACGAAGGGCTGATTTTGTCAGATGGGTCGGAGTATTATCTTCCGCAGGGAATTTTCTACATTGCAGAGCCGCAGGAGACCTTGCAGCCGAATCTTCGGACGATCACATATCCGCTGGTTGACAAGTGGGCGTATCTGGACGGGACGCTTTTTGGGCGGCTGGAAGGGACGTATGAGGTTCCGGTCGGGACGAATATTTTTGAGCCGATGCAGGCAATCTTAGACCTTGACCGGGGAAACGGCATGAAGGTTGATGCGGTTCGCCCAATCTTTACGGAGTATTACAACGAAAAGAAGCAGAAGCTTCCGGACGGAACGACGGTTAGCCTTGTGAAGTCTCCGTATACGCTGCGGGTAGATTCTGACGATGGAACGTATGCAGACGTTATTCTGGGACTTTCGGAGATGGTAAACGGGCTGGTTGGGTATGACCAATCGGGCGCGCTTCGCATTGACCCGTCTCAAGATGACGTTCTGGACGCGCAGAAGGCGGTTCTCTGGCGGTTTTCCACAAAGGAAGCACAGCTGCTGGGCGCGACGTATACCGTCAAAAACACAGAGGTATACAACGACTATATTGTGCTCGGAGAACAGACCTCAGAATATGCACAGGCGGCAGGACGGGCGCAGAATCTTGACCCGGCGAGCGATACGAACGTGTATATCATCGGAAGAAAAACCTACAGAGAGACGGCAAGCGGATATTACACGCAGACGCAGTGCAAGGATCTTGCAGAGTGGAAACTCAAGCGGACGGCAGTTTTGCAAAAGGCAGTTTCTATTTCCTGCACGCAGATGTTCCACATTGTTGAAAACAATCTGATTGAGCTGACAAGGACGGATAAGCCCGGTTCTCCCACGGAGCGGCATTTGATTCAGGGCTTTACAAGACCGCTTACCTCGACGGGAGAAATGACAATATCGGCGGTATCTGTCGCAGACTTCCCGATTGCGACGATCACCGGATGGCCGGAATAATCAAGAGGAAGGGGGAACAGCATGGACGAGGCAAAGAAGAAGGTCAAGCGCCGCGTGAAGCTCACGTTTTTAAACGGAGATACGCGGTACGCAGTCAAAGAGGACTGGAAATACTGGTATTGTGAGGGCGCGCGGTATCGGAAAAATAACCCAGCAATCGTATCGGCAGAAAAAGAGGCGATGCAGAGAAAGGAGAAAGAAGATGCGTAATTTTTCAAAGCTTGCATGGTGGTCTTTTTACCGGAAGGATGCAAAGGCATGGTTTTTCCCGCTGAAATGGCTGCACCCTCCCGAGTATTTGCAGATCTGAGGAAGAAGAAGGACATGAGGACGCATGGGAGAAAGAGATATGAGTGATGCAATGACCGTTTTGGTCGCGGTTCTTGGAAGTTCGGCGTTTTCCATCGTTGTCAAGGAAATCATAGACAGCCGGAAGGCAAAGAAGCGCGGCGTGAGCACTGTGGGAGAGAAGCTTGAGCAGCTGTCAAGAAAGATCGACGAGCGGGAAAGAATATTCTCGGAAAAAATCGACGAGATCTGGGACCGGCTCGACGGCAGAATTGAAAAGCTGGATAAAAAGCTGGACGTTCAGAAGGAGGCTGTTGAAAAACAGCATCTGGACATTTTGCGGCTGACAATTATGAGTCCGAATATGCCGGTATCAGAGCGGTTGATTGCCGGGTCTGAGTATATCAAAAAGGGCGGAAACGGGGACGTGAAGAAATACGTTCATACGCTGGAAGAGCGATGTCAGAACGGGATGGAAAAATGAAACGGATCAGGGAAATGGAGTGCAGCAAAAAACTGCTGATTTTTTCCTATACGGTGCTCTTGTTTCTGATCCTTGTTTTCCTGCTTGCAAGCGACAAATCCTCTGCGGCGACGGTTCTTTGCGCGTGGATTGCGGAGTGCGGCGTTGCAACGGGGTTTTATTTCTGGAAGGCGAAGAACGAGAACAGGAGCAAGTACGCGCTGCAATTTGTGCAGGAGCTTGCACAGACGTATGGCATTGACGCGACGGCGCGGATTATTGAGACAGTTTTAAAAGATTGAGAGGGGTAGAGAATATGAACAACAAATGGTGGCAGGTGCTGATTTCGAATCTTTTCAAGGTGAAGTCGCTCGTGACGATCATGCTGACATCGGCTTTCGTTGCGATGTCTTTGCGTGGGAAGGTTGAGCCGAAGGATTTCTATTCCATCATTGTGATGGTCCTGACGTTCTATTTCGGCTATCAGAGCGCGAAAACGGAAGACCAGACGGGAGGTGGCAGCGATGGCAAAGCTGGTAATTGACAAAAGCATTCGGGCAAGCAGAATTGGCGGCAAGCGCCCTGTTTCGGCAGTTAAGGCAATCGTATTCCATTACACAGCGAACACTGGGAAAAGCGCGACTGCGAAGGGAAATGCCAGGTATTTTGCCGCAGGAAGCGAAGGACGCGCCGCCAGCGCCCATTACTGTGTTGACGAGGGTAACGTAGTATATGAGTGCGTTCCGCTCGATACGGTGGCGTGGAGCGTCGGAGACGGGAAGTCCGGAAAGTACGGAAGCCTATACAGCAACTACAACACAGTCTCCATCGAGATGGTCAGCCACACAGACGCATCAGGGACGTATTACATCCCGGAAAAGACGATGGAAAACGCGGCAAGGCTGTATCAGATGCTTTTGCCGCAGCTGCCGAACGTTCAGGCGGCAATCCGGCACTATGATGTGAGCGGAAAGCTGTGTCCGCTGCCGCTGATTAACGAGGAAAAATGGGAGAAGTTCCAGAAGCTTTTGAAGGAGGTAGATGAAGTGGTTGAAAAGAGCAAGATCATTGTAGACGGAAAGGAAGTTGCCGTTGATCGGATTTTGAAGGACGGCACAAACTATGTAAAGGTACGCGATATTGCGGCGGCGCTCGATCTCAAGGTATCGAACAAGGGAAATATCGCGGTGCTTGAAACGAAGAAGTAAGAGCACAAAAAGCCGGGGGATCGACAATCCCTCGGCTTTTTGCATATATTGGAGGTTATAGGTTTGAAAGCGTTCCGTCACCGATGACGACGGCGTTTGTGAGGTCGCTGCCAAGGACAAAGACTGTGACCTGAGAGCCGACAGGCGCACTTGCGATGCTCGAAACATAGGGAAGGGCGATTTCTTTGTCGAAGGGGCGCTGGACGGTGAGCTTGCCGCCGGAGGCTCTTTTTGTGACCTCGGCGCGGAAGAACCAGACATTTGAATGCGTCAGCTCTTCGACCTTTGGCTTAAAATAATCCCAGAGCCTGTCTGCAAAGCGTTTCATTTCCAGATTTTCATCCATTGGAAGTTCCTCCTGTTCTGGATTCTTCAATCAGTATCGTAAAGAATCGATCTTCCGGCAGTTTCAGCGCCGCAGAATCAACGCTTTCGGCTTCAACGGTGATGATTTCGTTCGGTCTGTCATCACGGTAAACGACTTCGAAGGTGTATTTTTGTTTTACTACGTTTGATCTGAGATCCAGCGTCATTCTTTCCACACTCCCTGAACGCCGAAGGTGATGCGCAGGGTTTCTCCGGACGGCGCGGCAAAACTCACATCGTCGGCACTTGCAATGAGGGCAGATAGTCTTTTGCGGACGCTTTCGTTGAAAATTCCAACAGGAAGGGGAATGTCCAGCATGACCATAGCGTTTCGCGCGGTGTTTTCCGGGGGACGGACGGTAACGGCTGCGTGCATGAGGTGCGCGAGTTCTTCTGCCTGACGGCGAAGGTCTGCAAAGAGGTTCATTTTCTCTTCATCAACAGAGGTTCCACGGAAGTTTTCATTTCGTTCGAGCATGGCTTCTACCATGGCGGCGGTTTTGGGATCTGTCATAATAAGTTCTCCTTTTCAAATTGAGTTTTGATCGTCTACATATTGGATTCTACCGGGAATTTTCAGTTGTCCCGCTTTGCGGAAAGATTTTTCAGTTCTTTCACACACTGCGCAGTGATTTTCACTGCTTCATCGATCTTGGCAAAGTCTTTTTCCTGTTCGGCTCCGAATCTTGGCTGATATTCGTCCATCGGAAGCCGGAGCGTATAGTCAAAAGAAAACCGGACGGCGCTTCGGGCGCGTTCTTCCTGGTATCCAGCGGCAAGCAGGACTCTCGACGGCTTATTGTCTCCGCTGGAACACGCCGCACCGCCAGACACCATGACATTCTCAGAAGAAAGTCTCAGGACAAGGGCGGTATTTTCAACGCCTGGGAACGAGATATTTGCGATATAGGGAGACTGCGAAGATTTGTTTCCTTCGTAGACGCTGCCGTTTAATTTTGCGTCCGGGATCTCGTTCATCATACCATCAATGAGCCGGTCGTGCAAGCGGCCTGCCATTTCTGCAAACTCCGCAAGATGCTGTGTCCGGAACCAGAGCGCCTGAGAAAACGCCGCAGCGAGTGCGACAGAAGGGGTTGCGAAATGTTCCAGTTCATAGATGCTTTCCGGATCTTTTGCAATCAGAACACCGATGCCGACGGGCGCGCCGAATTTATGGCCGCCGCCTGCAATGTAGTCGATTCCGTCCGACTTGTAATTGAGCTGGAATTTTCCCATGGCTGCGGTGCAGTCGGAAAAGCATACATTCCACGCGCCTGTGTTTTCTAGGTCGTAAATGAATCCGGTTTCGTTGCAGGTGTGGATATGCGCAAGAGCGGCTTCTTTTTTGCGGGACCTGCTGTGAATCTTACCGTAATCGGGAAGTCTTTTATAGACTGCGTCGTGTTCGTAGGAAGAACAAAGCGCGTCTCGATAATCGTTCAGGAGGCGAAGCGCTGCAAGGCGGCAGCTTTCGGTGGCGCTGGATGTGAAGATGACCTGCTCCGGTTCGCAGTTTATGCACGCTGCGACGATTTTTTTCTGTTCCTGCAAAAAGGCGTTGTTTCTTGTCCCGCTTGCGTGGATGCTGTTTGGATTCCCGACTTCACCACGGCATACCCTTGCAAATTCGCGCATGGATGAGGAAAGCACCGGCGATGTGGCTGCGTAGTCGAGGTAGATCAGCATGGCGCGGTCCCTCCGAAGTTTGGAACGAAGGAAGAAAGAAGCTGATGATAGAACTTATTTTGCGCCTGCAGCTCAATGCACCGCTCTTTCAGCGAGGATAGTTCTGCGTCCGGTTCTTTGGAAACGGGAAGCACGCCGGAAGGCCCCGGATTTTTGGGTTCATTTGCGCCGCTCAGACCGATGGACACCAGAAGGGCGCTGTCTACGAGCTGCATTTCATGCTGCTCCAAGGTCGAGATATAGCTTCCAAGGCGTTCTTTGCTGACGGTATAGATGTTTTCACACAGGACGGTATTTTTCACGCCTTTCATTGTGATTTCCACGTGCGTCGGAAGGGGCTTTTTCTTCTCTGCGGTCGTTAAGTAGCAGATCTCTATGTTCGGAGAAAATAGGTTATTTTTCTCGTTTGAAACGACAACGGCAGGTCTTGACTTGCGAATTTCACTTCCAAGCCCGTCTTTCCAGTTATCTACCCAGAAAATATCGCCGCGATGGATGCTACGTTCCATTTCTTTCGTCCTTTCTTTCACATTTTTCTATGTACGGCGGCACGTCCGCACGATATGCCGCCTATTCAGTTTAATTGCGTTTGAACTGAATATTGAGGGTGTTATCTCACTGCGTCTTTCAGCGCCTTTGCGGGGCTGAAACGAACGACGAAGTGCTGGGGAACGTCGATGGTTTTGCCGGTATTCGGATTTCTCGACTGCTTGCTGGCGCAGTATTTCGCGGCGAATTTGCCGAAGCCCGGAACGTTCACGGTGTCATGCACGATGAGCGCTTCCTGCACCGCATCGAACACGGCATTTACTGCGCAGATCGCCTGCGTCTTCGGAACGTCCATCCGGTTCGCTACGGCGGTTACGAGTTCGTCTTTGTTCATGATTTTCCTCCTTTCCCGAAAATTTCATGGTGAGCCGTCCCGGAGTCGAACCGAGATTTTACCAGTTATGAGCTGGTCGCTCTAGCCTTTGAGATAACGGCCCATCGATTCCGGCTTGACGTACCGGCCGCGAGGTCTTGTGCACAGACCAACGGCAAATCAGGTGATTGCACACCGTCTCCACCTTGTTATCCTCATGATGGACGATCTGAGTGGGGAGTTCCCATTTCGCTTGTTTACTCCCAAACTTCGCTATCGGCTATATCAACCCGACGACACCGCTGCCAGATGCGGAGGTTTCATTCCATCGGGGGAAGTCATCCGATGGCGGGCATGGGCGGCTTGGCAGAATCGAACTGCCTCGGGTCAGTTGCTCGTCGCTTCCCTTTACCAAATGCCGCGTGTTGCCACACTGACGCAGTGGCCGCGGAGGGTTGGCTTTATTTATAACGCGCCACGACTCCCACAAGAGGGCGCTTTGGCGGATGCGGCGGGGATTTGAACCCCGCATGGTGCAGACAGTATGCGACGAGCTTTATTCCCGTCCGAGGTGGCTGCTTGAACCCCAATAGGTTTGAGTGTGCCGCGCTTTCCTGCACCGCATACCCTTGCTACCTTTTCCATTCGGCCACGCATCCATATTTTGCTCAGATTTTTGCGGTACAGCGGTATTTGCAGGTTTTCCAGTCCGCGAGGCTGCACGACTCGAAGATGCAGGGTGATCCGGCGTACTCCGGCTTGTCGCAGAATTCGTGGATCAGCTCCGGATACAGGGCGTTCATTGCAAAAAGGTTTCTTGCCGAATCCGGCCCGACAAACATCGGCTTTCCTTTCGGTGCGTAGTCACGGATCTGATAGGGGATTTCGTCCCGTTCGCTGTAGAAATGGACCGCGACCGGCGTCACGTCCTTCTCTACGACGACGTAGACATTTTTCGTGCCGTTGGTGAGATAGCGAATGTCCAAGCTCATTTGTTTTCCTCCTTGCTTTGTTTTCTTGGTTTTGTACAGCCTGCCTCCCGGCTCCGGAGCCGCCGTTACTCGACGCCTAGACGCTCCCGTGCAGAAGTTGGTCTGCGTCGCCACGCCGGTTTTTCTTCCATCCTTTACGCCTCACAGCGGACTGTCGGAAGGCCGGGAGGGTAAGCCACGGAACTTTTCAGCCCTGCGCCGGTGCATCGGTCGCATCCGTTTTTTCACACATTAAGCCGGAGCCAGCTAATTAAATTCGCAATCTGTCGTACTTGCACTACCTACAGATTGAGCGGATGGCCGGATATATCGTTTCACCAAGCCTTTGGAACCTCAAAACTTTCCCTGAGTCCGCCGCAATACCCATGTGGAGTGCGTGAGGAGAATCGAACTCCCACCATCAGATTGGAAGTCTGATGTTCTGCCATTAAACTACACGCACATAAATGGCTCCCCGTTTTACTCCGGTGCGGGAGCGTTCTTCCCGAAAACCCATAGCCAGGCTTCCCAGCTTGGAGCACCGGAATCTCTGAAATGTTCCGGTGAGCGCCTTCGCTTACATGGGTGACGCTTTAAAGAGTATGGAGCGGCATACGGGAGTTGAACCCGCGTTTTCAGATTGGAAGTCTGACGTGCTTCCGCTGCACCAATGCCGCATAAGGCGCGCATAGGATGGAAGAGGTACAAGACCATCCCATGCACTTCCGGTCTTTCCCGGCTGCCAGAACAATCCCTATGGAGGGGCAGGCGGGAGGCTCGTGAACCACTGCCTGCATAGAAGCTCCCCATTTTACTTGGGTGCGGGAGCGCTCCTACCCAAAACCAACAGCCAAGCTTCCCATCTTGGAGCGCCGGACGATTCCGGCGAGCGCCTGCGCTTACGTTGGCGGTCGCTTTTCTGCACAGAAAGGAGACATTACGCCTCGCCGCAGCAGCACAGAAGGGAGCTGCGGCATGGTGGGAAAATGCGGAATTGAACCGCAGCATGAAGGCTTTATGTTCCTCCCTAGCGCACCTGCTTTTCCCGCATGGCGTGACGGGTCACGCCTTGTTTTCTATGCGATCTCCGACCGGCTTTTTTTGACGGTAGGCTGCGGCCGGAGGTTTGAGAAAAAATCATCGCCCTGCATTTCAAGATACCGCTTGTTGCGGTCTGCCTGACGGTCTTTTTCTTCCTGCACAAGAAGCGTCTGGCGGCGTTTCCTGCGGCTGGTGAGTTTGCCAGAATAGATCTGCGTGACTTCTGCCGATTCATGCCCGAGCTTTGCTTGCAGTTCTTCCAGAGGCATGCCGCCGTTGAGATCGAGCCGCGCGCCGACGTGCCGCAGGTCGTGGGACCGGACATTATCTACACCTGTCACGCGCTTTACATGGCGGCGGACAAGCTCTGTCAGCCATTGACGGCTGCCGGCGTGCCAGGATTCTGCGTTGAAGTTTCTGGACGTTCTGACTTTTTCTGCGCAGGTTCCAAAGAGCGGGTCATCGTCTTTTGCATAGGAAGGGCGGATGCCGCTTTTAAGATAGAGCCTTACGGCGGTCTGCGCGATGGGCGGGAAGTCTACAACGCGGTATTTGTTGCCCTTGCCGTGCTCTACGGTCAGCTCTTCGTTTTCCCAGTCCAAGTCGGCAGGCGTGAGGGCGAGAAGTTCGCAGTTTCTGATCTCTGTGGACAGAAACAGGACGGCGATTGCATAGTTTCGCTCCCATTCCGGAACGCCGCTTGATTTTGGGGAGTTGTTCCGCCACAAAAGTGCCGCCTGTTCGTCGGTCAGAATCTGGTCATAGGGTCTTGCATCTTCCTGACGGGTGTCCGGCATGAGGAATTTGGAGACGGGGTTTTTGTCATAAAAGCGGTAGTCTCCAAGCTGGGGAGACGAGGCGTATTCATAAAATCCGGAAAGAACTTTCAGATACTGCTTGACGGTGGACGGTTTTCTGCCGGTTGCAAGCAGCATATCACGCCACGCCTGAATGTCTGTGAAGGATACCTCGTGGTTCCAGTTGTCCCGATCTTCAATCATAAAGAGGCTGAACAGTTTTATCACGTTGTCGATATTTTCAACCGTATTTTCTGAGCGCCCGATGGCGATCATGTTTGAACGGTAGGAACGGTAGGCTTCCATGAACTTCTTTTCTTCCTTGATGGGCGGTGCCATATGTATTGCTCCTTTCTGTTTTCACTATATCAAATGGAAAAAGCGAATGTGCAACATGGGAATTTATTATCTTCCGGCTATCTTTTCTTCTGCCGGGGAGCGGGAGTTTGTCCCGCCCGGCAGGAAAATATTTAATACGTCCAGTTCTTTAAGATCTCAGAGCCAAACTGAATGCGCGGACGGAAGCGACCGCAGGTATTTTCGTTCATGCGCCGCGCGGCGGCTCTTGCTTCTTCCAGGGTCTGGTAGGTTCCGACGAGAATCGGAGTATCGAAAAATGTATCGTAAAGGAAATACATCACAGAACCCCCACACTCTTTGTAATAGCGCAGCAGGCGGCGATTGCGAGGATACAGGCGGCGGCGAGAACGAGGGCAATGAATCTGCGTTCTTTGATTTTGCGGCGCTTGTTGGCGGCGTAGGCGTTTCTGGCGCGCACCTGATCGGCGTGGTGACAGACGATGTGGCTGAAAACATCCTCGGGAAGAAGCTCCGGGACGCAGGCGATGGCGGTACATTTCTTTTTCATTGGTATGGTCTCCTTTTTGAATTTTCTACAGGCGCGGACGCCCGGCATCTTTTCTTCTGCCGGGGAAGCGGGATTTGTCCCGCTTCCCCCGGAGAAATTGGGTCATTTTTTGTTTTCCTGTTCGCGAAGAAGCTCCTGTATCTTTTCTTCGAGAAGCTTTTTCTGCTCGTCGGTCAGTCGTGAAACAATTTTCAAAAGTTCCACGGTTTCGTTTTCGTTTTTCATCTGCGTACCTCCTGACTTAATCGTTCCTTTTTGTTTGGGGATTCATCATCCTATTATTAGGATACCAATCGCAAAAAGGAAATGTGCAACATAGGGAGCTACGCGGTGACGATTTCGGTCAGTACGTCGATGGATGCGTCTACGTGACCGTCAACGATGTTGAAGTAGACGGTTTTTATGACGAAGTTTCCGATGCCTTTCATAATGACGGGGCTTGCCAGATCGACATTGTTAGAGCCGCCGTCCACGCAGACGTGCCAGCGGGTCACATTTAGAGATGTTTCGTATAGTTCTTTGATGGTCATTGTGATTCCTCCCATATAAAATCAGGCAATTTTTGCTGCCGCGAGGCTCGCGGCTTTACGCTGGACGATGCTTGTGAAGATCTCGCAGAGTTTTACATCCTGAGAAATGACGGCGAGTTTGCTGACTGCCTGACACTCGGCATATTTTGCGCCGCCCTGCTTCATGCGTTTGCGCAGGTTGTTCAGGCGCGTGTCAATGTTGCAGTGAGCGGATTCTTCCAGTTCTTTGTAGAGCTGACCGGTGAAGGTCTGGAAGTTCAGCTCGTATTCCATGCAGAGCTGACGGATTTTATTTCGCATGGCATCCTGCCAGCTGTTCCGGTCTACGGATGGGGCGGCCAGTTCGGAGAATGCGGTCTGCATGGCACTGTGGATCTGTTTCTGCCCAGATTCCAAAGCGGTCAGGCGGCGTTCCTGTTCTACCATGATTTGCGCTTGCGCAAGAAGCTGCTCCGCTGGGGTTGATGCTCGCGCCTGTTCCTTGGCGCGGAAGTATCCCTTGACAAGTTCACGCTGCACTCTCCACGCCAGATCGTCCGTGAAAGACTTTACCAGCATGAGGTATCCGGATTCTGTGATGAGCGTCACGTCTTCCGTAGCCTTTGCCGGAATGTCGTTCCAGTGCGTCCGAAATTCGGACGCGCAAATTTTGAAGTAATCTTCTCCGTCAACGAACCGCTCCCGGTTGTCGTTGAAGCGCTTTCTTGCCGTTCCGTCAGGTCTGCCATGCACGGCGTCAATGTCCTTGAACGTCACGACACGCTGTCCTTGATATTCCTTCACGGAAATGTCTGTATTGTTGATGGTCTGCAATTTCATTTCAAAAATTCCTCCTGTCACTTAAAAAAGGGTATAAAAATCCCACGCATGACTTGACATCCGCGCGGCGCTTCGTCTATAATTGGGTAGACAAAGCCCTTGCGGTTTTGGCACAAGAGCAATCGTAGTGGGTCGCCAAACTTAGCTACGGTTGCTCATTTCGTTATTTATCTCTTGTTTGGTTGAGATATTCGAGGACTGCAAAGCGAATATAGCCGCTTACTGTCATTCCGCGCCGCTTCGCTTCTTCCTTCATTTTCTCAATCGCATCCGGCGGGAAAAACACGGTTATTCGCTCTGTGTTCTCTTTCGGTCGTGCCATATTCTGCCCTCCTTTCTGGTATAATAATAGCACCATTTTATTATGCTGTCAATATCAATTTAAGCAACTTATAGAAATTTCTGATGGGCATCTTTTGATCTACACATTTTTTCGGTTTGTCCCGCTGGGGGGATATTCGCCCCCGCTTTTTTACAATATCACGTTTGGAAAGCGAAACATAGCGCAAAGAGGCGAAAGCGTTTCATAATTGATCGTTGGAGGTATTATTTATGCGTGAATCGGAAAGCATTATTATGCAGATTGACATTGTTGATTCCCTGATTCATTTTATTAAGTCAAAATACGGAGTTAGAACGAAAGCTATCTTAATGTACGAGCGAACCGAACAAATACCTTTGGAACTACTTGAACCATATGTTGACCTTCTGAATAAGAATGAGATGAAATTCATAGAAATTTTAAGCCGAACTGATGATATGGTTATTATCCGGTATGTTGATAACGCACTCTTGCAAAAAAAACCGTTTTATTTCGCCAGAAACGACCTGTTCAATAAGTATAAAGAGGAAAATGATTATTTCCAGCTTTCAATAAAAAACAACGTTTGGGGAAACATGTGGGAAAACGAAAAATCCATTCCATATGTCAGGAAACTAACGTCTGGCTATTCCTATATTTGCTTTGAAAAGAAGTATTCAACCATTGTTGCGTATAATGTATCTCAACAATTTCACTTTACCCCGGAAATTATTGACGTGGATGACATCCCAGAAGTTTGTTATATGGTTGAAGAAATTCCTTCCTCACCAATGCCTAGATACTGCAAAGATAACAATGCGCGTCTCGGAATTTGGTCATATATTACTCAAAATCTTATGATCCCCGCTGTTCAAATAGATGACATCAAAGGGGAAATCAAATTACAGCACAGATCAGCGGTTTCGGATGAGATCATACAATACAGACAAGGGATGCGTGTCGATATTAAACATGTTGCGCGCAGTTCATGGGAAGCAAACATTTCAAGAATATTTCAAAAACTTGGCGTTCCGTATGAGTACGAACGGGAAGCATTCAGCTTTGATGATTTCATCTATGTACCAGATTTTTTTCTCCCAAACAATATAATCGTAGAAGTGAAAGGATTCTGGGATAATAATAGCAGGAGAAAGGTTGTTGCTCTTAAAAAGAATCGACCGGAATATACTATTCTTCCAATTGATTCTGATATGTACGAATCTTTGAGGCTGAAATATTCGAGTCAGATTTCGCAATGGGAAGAAAATGTTTCTGTCAGTTGCAGAGATTATGAAGTTAGCATTGTCGGTATGAAATTCTGTGCAAGCAAAGAGACGCTGCAATCATTAACTGTTGGAGACAATCTGCTTTTAGAGCGAGAACCAAAAAATAGATTTGATAAGAATGCCATTCTAGTAAAAACAATGAGCGGCGCACCGATAGGACATTTTTGTGCTGATTGGGCTGCTGTATTCGCTCCGAAAATGGACATTGGAATGACTTACCATGCGAAGATCTCAGACATTCAGCGAAGTGCAATTTGCGCGACTGTGAGAAGAAGCAATTTCGATGCTGAAATTCTATATGATTTTTTCACCTGAAATTCTCCTTCTCGTAGGAAAACCGCTCCGGAGGGAGCGGTTTTTCTTTTTCGTGGGGTCACGAAAATGGTCATATTTTTATGACGGCGGATTTATAGAGCGTTGCTTTGCCGTCGAGGGTTGCCGCTTCGCGGTAGATGGACATGACTTCTTTTCCGTAGGTTTCGATGGGGGAAATATCATCCGGTTCACAGTATGAGACAAGACCGACCAGATCTCCACTGTTCAGTGGCTGACCGGAAGTGGCGGAGAAAAATTCTCCGCCTTTGATTTCGTATTCACCGGGTTTATAAAACATTTGTGTTCTGGTTCCTCCTTTTTCCGTTTCTTTCAGTATAGCAGGATTTCCTGCAATTTCAAGCTACGGTGTGAAGCTGATAGCCGTGGTTTTTGACTTGCGCGGTGGTGTAGTAGATGCGGTCAGACCACGATACCCAGACAGGGCGCTTGCGGCCTGCGATGGTCGCTTTTTGCAGCAGGATTTCTTCGCCGCGCCTGTTCACCTTAACGGTCGCATTGAGTGGGAGATTTTCCAGACTGTTCGGGTCTTTCCTAGCTGCTGCCTTTTTCGTGGCGTTTTCCAGGCAAGCCTTGCGCCATTCGACGGCGTATTCATATTCTGTCGTGGACAGCAGATTCAGGATGGATACCGGGCAGTCGCGCTGGAATGGTCCCATGGATTCGTCCATGTCTTTATAGCCGAAGTTGCAGTATTCCTTGCTGTCGAGCCGTGTCAGGCAGACGCCGGCGAAAACATACGGTTTTTCGTTCGGTCTGGTTCTTTCGCAGGCTCCATACCATGTGGAGCCGACCATAGAGGATTTCAGGACGCGGCAGGAATCTCCGGTCTGTTCGTTGTTCCAGGTATAGAGCGCGTCGCACTCTGCTTTGCGGTCAATCTTTCCGTTCCATGCGTCTACATGATAAAATGTCCATCCCATGATATGTACCTCCCTCGATTATTTGAACAGCTGGCGGACGTTGCCGCGACTTACGTACCATGTCCAGTCCTCTTTATTTGTCGTGGGACGAAATGCGTTTTTGCCGGTCTTTTCGTGATACCACTGTTTGCAGATCGCGCAGGCTTCTTTCGCGGTATTTGCTTCGATAACGACTTCGTTTAAGTATTCCGTCCGGTTCTCCTTCGTGAAGAAGTAGACTGTGTAGTTTTTCAGCGCCATGTTATGTACCTCCTGAACTGTTTGGGCGTTCTGTTCTATATTTGATTCTACCGGAAGCGGGGGTTTTGTCCCGCCTCCGGCTTTTTTATTTACTCATTTGCGGCTGCCGGATAGTGCGCTTTGATCTCGGCGTAGGACGCTTTCAGGCAGAAACCGTGCGGCGTCTGGTAGGTGATGTTTTTGGGCCCGGTGGAAAGCACGACGCATTTTTCATCGTACCGGACTTTTACGAAATCGCCTTTTTTGACGTTCTCCCGGCTGTACGGTACGCCGCCCTGCGCGTCGATGCAGGACTGATAATAGCAAGCCCTTGAGATTTCGGATTCGATGCGCTCGGCGCTGTTTTCCATCCATTGCAGAACTTCGTCGCGTGTGATTTCTGTTCCGTCGTAGCGTTTGAGCGTTTCGCCTGCGTCGAGTTTGGAAAGATATTTGCGATAGCTGTCCATGTTTTTATTCTGGGCGCGGATGTTCTTTTCTGCGTCCTGCACTCTGCGATAACAGAAATCCTTGCTCGGTTTTTTCGCGGTATCTGCTGTTCTGCGGGCGGCTTCGGCACGTTCGGCGTAGTATTCCGATTTTTTGAACTCGTCCATGCCGCGATCAAAGGCGGCAAACATTTTTTCGCGCTGGCGCGTGAAGGCACGCCCGGAGGATGTGTTGATGTTGGGCTGGGTGAAGAACGCAATATCGCCGCGCCTGGCGTTGATGGGCTTTTGCAGATGTTCGCCGCGCTGCTCTGCTGCATCGGCGCGCGCGTCCATGCGCTCGGCTCGTTCTTCCGCGCGGGCTGCTTTTCGCTCCATTTTTTCCTCGAAGGAAAGAAGTTCGCCCGTCTTTCCCTGATTCTCCGCGCCAAGGCTCTTTGCAACCTGTTCTGCACGCCAGAGGTTCGGGATTTTTGCGCGGCTGACCCAACAGCCGCCGTATCTTGAAAAGAGGAAGTTGCTTTTGATGGTGGATTTTTGATCGTCAGAAAGCGCCTGGTATTCGGATTTATCAAAATGAAGCTCCAGCTTCTCGGTTTCTCGGTTGATGATGTAATACATGGTTTTTCTCCCTTCTTATCTAAAATCGTGCGATTCAAAGTCTTCTATGGTCACGTTCTTCTTGTGCAACTTGTTCTATGTGCGCCCGGACACACTGCGGAAGATCCTGTTTGTAGTAGGTGATTTCTCCGCTAGAGGATATGTGGGCGACCGTCTGATAGTCGTGATTTACCTCTTTCGCCCTGTTCCATACCGTCAGCCCATTTCCGAGATACCCAAAGCCGAGTCTGTAGTCATCTTTCATGGCGGTTTTCTCCCTTCTCATCCTTGCCGAGTTCGTATGCTTCCATCAGGGCGTCCCGAAGTCCCCAAACAGCAACATTGAGAAAGTCCTCGCTGTCTGAGTTGCGCGTTTTCAAGTCTCCACGATCTGCAACGGGCGGCATATGCTGCATGGCAATTTCCAGAAGCTTACGTTCCGTTTTTTTGCTGTATTTCATGGTTGCACCTCCGGTTTCTGTTCTGGTTTTATATCTACGGGAAAAGGCGGGATTGTCCCGCCATTTTTAAAATCAGGCGCTGAGAATGTCGTAGACCTCCTGCGTTTCGTAGCGGATGACCGCGCGCCCCTGGCTGTCCTCGCCGTCGTACATGGGACCGCAGAAGTTCTTGAGCTTCGGTGCGCCCTGCAATTCCGCCCGGCACGATACGCTGCGGAACTCGCCGGAAGTCTCGAATGCTTTTTTCAGATCTTCGGCAGATTCAAAGGTTGCGGCATGGCGAAGATCAGACACGACCTTGTAGACCTTCTTTTTGTTTTGCAACTCCGGCAGGTGGACGCGCTCCGATTCCTCCGCAAGTTTCAGCTCCTGCGGGAAGCTGTCTGCGAGGGAATAAAACAGGTTTTTGTCGAAGCAAAGGAAGCTTCCGGGCTGCTTCCATGAGGTTTCCTGCCAGCCGGAGAAAATCGCGATGGGTTTTGTGCCATAAAATCGCATGCCGTAGACCATGCGGCCGCCGCGCTTTTTAAAGCAGATGGTCAGAGCTTCGTTGTACTGCGCATAGGGCTTTACTTCGGCGGAAACGGCGTTGATGTGCAGGAAATACGCGCAGCCGAGTTCGCCCTCCACGGCGAGGGTCAGTCTGGGGTTTTTGGATTTTGCCGCGTCGTTCACGGCGAGGGCGATTTTCTGGTAGATTTCGAGCTGTTTCATTGTATGTAGCCTCCTGTTTTCTTGGTTTTCTCTACACCTATATATCTACCGGCGCAGTGGCATTTGTCCCGCTGCGCCGGTGATTTTTTATTCGACTTCCCGCTGGACGATCTTCAAACTGTAAATCGTGGCAGGGTTTGAATAACCACGCTCGTCTCTGCCTAAGTAAATCTCCGATGGTTCGTCCCATGTCATATCCTCATCCCAGAAATCTTCGTCAAACTCTTTGCGGATAGCGTCTGCTTCGACCTCGATCTGCTCACGGGCTTTCTCAAAGTTCGAGTAAACGCCCAAGATTTCGCTGCCCTCGTTGTCGGGCGTGTCCCACGTGTGAAGGGCAATGTATACGGTCATGTTCTGTTCCTCCTGTTCAGATTATGTAGATGTTGATTTTTTCAAGCTCGTCCTGCTCGTATGCTGCTCCAACAGGCGCGAGCGCTGCCCATGCCGCAATCTCGATGGCTGTTTCCCAAGAAAAGCCTATCCCGTTCAGATATTCAGCGTTGTACTGTTCGTCGTCGCAGGAATGATAGTGATTGATGTTTCCCGTGTTTATGACGAGCGTGCCGTAGTCTCCATTCATTTTTATGCCTCCTGTTCAGATGTAATACCAGACGATAAACTTGTGTTCTGTTCCGTCTGCCGATGTCCACGGGGTCAGGTACGCCTTGCGGCGCTGCTTTTTGCGAGCCGCCACAAATGCGGCGGCTTGCTGTTCTGTGCTGAAAAATTCAAAGGTTTCGCGGTGCTGGTTTCGTTTCATTTATTTCTCTCCTGCGTGATGCGAAGTTCGTGAATCAGATCTTGCAGTTCATACAGTTTTTCAATCTGCGTATTTGTCAGGTTCTTGTTGTGGAATTTGAAATAACTGAAAATTTCGTCGATGCTTCGGATGATCTCGCTGTATTTCATGGTCGTGCCCTCCTGTTTATGCTGCTTCCGTTTCCGCGAACTCGGCGCGGATTTTCTCAAGACAGAATTTCTTCACGGCTGCTCGGCTCATGGTTTTTTCGTCGTAGCTGCTCGGCCTGTCCCAGACGCGGACGCGAAAAACGCCGTTGTCGATGTCTGCGATCTCGCGGTAGATGCAGACCGTCACACCGCCTGAGAAGCAGAGCTTTAAAGCGTTCATGGTGCTGGCATCGCCCCGGAAGATCTTCATGCCTGCATCAAACAGCTTCGAGGCGGCTTCTTCGGAAAATGCCAGGGCGTGATACTCGACAGCCTCAAAGCATCCGAAGATGTTTTTTGCGTCGTGGTGTGCGATAAATTCCATTTTTGTGTCCTCCCTCAAAGAATCAGGTTTACAAGCGCATCCGCGCCGACGATCAGGAAAAAGACGATGGCAAGTCCTGCGAGCTGGCAGGCGATCTTTGCGATGGCTTTGATGTTTTCGTTCATGGGTGATTCCTCCGTTTCGGTGTTGTCCTCTTGTCTTTCTATCTACCGGGTGGAGCGGGTTTGTCCCGCTCCGTCAGAAATCAATTTCTGCGATAATGGAGCTGCCATTTTCCAGATCTTCCGAAAATTCTGCGGCGGTATATACGCCGGTGAAGCCGCTGGACGTGTCGCAGTTCGCATACAAATCATCGAAGCTGTTCCATTCCGCGATAGAGCGAAGCCAATTCTCGGCAATCGTCTTGCGCTCCGAAGCTTCCGATTCATCCCAATCCGGACTGCTGCTCGGGTAGTTTTCTTCCATACCATCCTGCCACATATAGCAGGCGCGTCCGTCATCGCTTGTTGCGACTGTCATATAGCCGCCGTTCGTTTCCACAAAGTACAATTTATTCATAATTCAATCCTCCATTTTCTGTTTTATCTTTACATCTTCATATCTACGCAGAATCTGCGTTTGTCCCGCTGCTTGAGAAATTTTTCTTTCTGTTTCCAGCGTAGCAAATGAAAAAAGGAACTATGCAACACGCAGACAAAAAGAAAAGCCGCCCCGGATGGAGCGGCTTTTTTCATGCTCGGGTGGTCAGCGGCTGGACTTGCGCGGCGGTGAAGAAGTGGGAAAGTTTCAGGCGGCAATAGCCGCCGGTTTTTTCGGATTCTTCCGTGTCCGGGAGATCGTCCGCCTCTTTTCCTTTGATATACTTCCAGATCGAAAAGCTCGCGACGGCGTGTTCGCCCTTTTTCACGCAATAGCCGCGCTGTTTCCAGGCGTTAAAGGTGTGGATTTCTTCCGGGAGTTCCAGCCGTTCGGTGGTTCCGTCATCGTTTTCGACTTCCACGAAGCGGCCCGTGCCGGTTAAAACGCCCTCATTCATCAGGCGGAAGGATTCGTTCAGGATAATCGATTCGTTTGTCATGGTGTTTACCTCCGTTTTTTGGTGAGAATTATTTTGAGTTGAAATTTTTGAAGCTTGAAAGTTGAACTCGTTCACAAAAGAAGCACAAATGCCACTCTCGCAAAATATGAGTTTAAGTAAATCGACTGTTTTGTGTTCGGTTTGTTCTGTTTTCAGTTCTACGGCGTTTTTTCATTTGTACCGGTGATTTTTCACTTTTTTTCAGCTTTTTCAGGGCAAAAAAATAGACCGGATTTCTCCGGCCTTGCGGTTTTTTCAGAGTTTTCGCATGAGTTCTGCTATCAGGTCTTCACTTCCGGCGAGAAGTTCCGCGATTTTTTCCGGCGTGTAGATTGTTTCCGTGTCGCTTTTCAGCCATTCTACGGAGTTGATGTAGTCGCAGATTTTCGGGTTATAGTTCAGGCGCTGGACGTATTCGCAGAGTTCCTGCTTTACGTCGTTTTCCGTTCTGCAGTCCAGCGCTCGCGTGATGGGTTCGACGATTTCCTGGAAAACTTCTGCGTATCCGGATACGGCGGTGTAGAAGTCGTGCGCGTTGTACGGCGTGCCGTCGGCGCGGTCTAAAATCAGGTCGATAATCATTTTTTCAGTCTCCTTTACGGTTTGTTTTGCTTTCTATCTTCGGTTCTACCGGTTTTTTGCGGTTGTCCCGCTGACGGGCAAAAAAAATCCGGGTGATTTTTCACGTCCCCCGGTTTTTTGCGAAAATTGCGAAAAGCACTGCATATTTTTTGTGAATAAATATGCAGCTGAGCGCGGCGATTGTTTCAGCGGTGCAGCGGCAGACCGCCGATGCCGTAGGAATCAAAGGAAAAGTTCCAGAAAACCGCCGAAATCTTCAAGGAATCGATAAATTTGATGGCTTTTGTGTTGGTTGGGAAGTTCTCCTCGAAGTCGAGAATGTCGCCGGTGACGGACGATGGCCAGTTGTAGCGCACAAGGAACCCAGCAGGGGTTTTGCTGAGATTCGCGACGATTTTTGTTTTTTTCATGGCGTTTCGTTCCTTTCTGATGTTCTATCTTCAAATCTACCGCGTTTTTCACGCTGTCCCGCCGCAAAAAAGAAAATTTTTCTGTTCAGGAAATACGAAAGCGCCCCGGAAGTCATCCGGGGCGCTGTTCTGTATTTTGCGGCTGTTCAGGCCGCTGCTGTTCACGGTTTTAACTCTACCGCTGTTCTGCGTTTGTCCCGCTCGCCGGAAGATTTTTTTCGCCGCTGTTCAGGGATTTTCAGGCTGTTCAGGAGATTTCCGCGCGGGCTGTTCAGGCGCTGGAACTTCTGGGGAGTTTTCCGGCGGCTGTTCTGAGCGTGCGCGTTCCGGCTGCTCTGGTTTTTTTGCCGCCGGTGGCAGGCTCCCGCGGTCCAGGCAGGCGCGGACATACTCCACCAGCGCGGCGTTTACCGTCTGGCCGGACGCTTCGCAGATCGCCCGGAAGCGCTCGCCCGTGGCCGTGTCCACCTTGGCTGCAAGCGTGATTCGGTTAACCGCCGCCCATGCGTTTTGTGTCCGCCGCGCCGCGTCCGTCCGTCTGCTGTTTGGGTTCTTTGCAATCGACATTTTAAAATGCATCCTCGCTTTCGTTCGCTTTACACTTTTTATTCTACCGGCGCAGGCCGGTTTGTACCATCGGCAAAATGAACAAAAACAGGTTAACCGATTCGTACATTTTTTCATAAATTAAGTGTTGAAAATAGGTTAACCAATGATTATAATATAGATATTAAGAGGTTAACCAATCAAGCGAAACAACGAACGCCCCGCAGGGCATAGGCCAAAGGCCGGAAAGGAAAACAGATGAAATACACAATCGAGCTTCAATCGAAAGATATTAGCAGCCTTTGCAGGGCCTGCACACACATCCAGAGCGATTTTATCAAAGACGCCGACGATCTCACAATCAGCGAGGAACGCCGCGAACAGTGCGCGAGATCGGCGGAATATTGGGGCAGCCTGCGCGCCAACATCCGCAAGCAGTGGAACGCAGCAATGGACGCCGCCGACGCCGCACGCGAGGCAAAGCAAGCCGCCAATCAGGAGCAGGAAGCCCCCGCGCAGGACACCGCCGAGATCATGCAGCAGGCCGTGACGCTCCCGCAGCGCGTCGCCTTGTACGTCCCCGGCACGCAGGGAGCCGACACCGCAACCGATAACGCCGCGCAAGTCGAGCGCGTCGCGGCGGAGTTCTCCCGGATGTTTGGCGGCGCGACCGCCCAGGAATCAAACGGCTTTTGGATGTCCAATACCGCCGGACTGGTCCGGGAGACCGTGACCATCGTTTACGCCAACTGCACCGCCGACCAGCTCCGCGAACGCCTGCCGGACGTGCTGACGCTGGCCCAGCAGATCAAGCGCGAAATGGCGCAGGAAGCCGTCAGCGCCGAGATCAACGGCACACTGTACATCATCTGAATTATTGCCATCCCCGGCGGCACACGCCGCCGGGAACCGAGAAAGGAGCACAAAATGCAGAATCTACCGATCAACATTTCTCCCACCTGCGCGGGAATCTGGCACATGCCCGAAGAGATCCGCGCCGCAGCCGCCGACGGTCTGCGAATCGACTACAACGCCGGACGCGGGCACGTCATCCGCTGCCGGAAGGCGGCAAGCGTCGCAGGATGGATTACAGCCGTAACCGTCAGCGGCTCCATTTTGCAGGCGTGGGCCGGTGAATTTACTGTTGCCGGGGAGGTGAGAGCATGAGCACAACCAACCAGCAGGCGCACCGCCTGCCCCTGCTGCACATCAACGCCGACGAACGGCACGCGCTCGAAAGCTTCGGCGAGTGGTCCCCGGCAATGGCCCGCGCCTGCATGGAGCGAAACCGCCTGAATTTCGACGATGTGGAGCAGATCAACAATCACTTTGAATCGCACCGTTGGGGAAGCGATACGGATAGGCGATACCGCAAAGCCGCCGTAAACCGCGCCATTAAAGCCGTAGCGGCCAACCCTGCCGCATATCTGGCCGATTGATACCGGCCGCCCCGGACACCCTAGCAGAGCCGCACCGGGCACCAAAGCGGCCCCGCCCCATCAAATAAAACGAAAAAGGAGATCATCACCAATGAGAAAATCACAGATCATGCGGCAGGCGTGGAGCCTTTACCGCGCCACCGTCGCGGAGTTCCCGGAAACCCGCAGCCGCGCACAGTTCGCGCTTTGCCTGAAAGAAGCGCACCGCATCGCAAACACCGCCGCGAACGCCCGCCGCGAGTGGGAGCAAATGACCGGCGCGCAGCAGTTTGAAGCCTTAACGCGCATGGCGTGGGCGGTCCGGAAGCGCGCAGAAGCCACCGGGCGCGGAATCGATACAGAGTGGATACGCACCACGGACGACGCGCAGACCGTCGCCGCCGACGCATGGCCGCGCGTTTTGTCTGCGCTGGACCGCAACGACCAGCGCGAGGACCCGCGCCCCCTTGTGTTTATCCTTTACGCCGCCTGCACCCAGGCAGCGCACAGCATCAGCCGCGCCGAAATCCGGCACGTTTCCGCCTGCATCAGCGCAGACGCCATCACCCAAGCCGCGCAGCTTGAAACGGCAGGCGCACAATCCCCACTTGATATGCTCCCCAGCGTCACCGCGTCCCGCTTCGGCGGAGACCTGGAAGAAGGCTACAGCATCCGCGCCGCCCTGGACACCGCCGCCGGAGACAAGGACGGACGCGCCATCGTCGCAGGCATCGCCGCCGGTTACACGGTCCGCGAGATTGCCGATCAACTAGGCATGAGCAAAAGCGCCGTACAGCGCCGCATTGACAAGATACGCGCCGCCTACCTCGCGCAGATGCAGGCATAACAGCACCAACGACACCACCAGCCGCCCCGGAACACCCCGGAGCGGCTTAATCATGCCTAGCCCATCATATCACCCCGCCGCCACCGCCAAAGCCCCCAGCATCCACCAGACAGCCCCCCACGGCGTGCCTACCACGCCACCGCCCCGCCGCCCTCGCGTATGCGCGCACACGTACTATATTATAATCGCGTGCGTGCGCGTGCGTTGATTGCCCGCGCAGTATAAAAAGATATACTAGAGTACACCAAAGAGCCAACCACCACGCCAAACCAGAGCCAACCAACGCCCACTTGATCAAGAGTTCACCCACTCAAGCAAGCATTCAGCAGGTCAAAAGAGAGGACACAAGGAGGGAGGGGAGGAAGTGTTCGCGGCTTTGCCGTGTTCAGAACCACGTGAAACAATGTTTTCCACTGTTTCACGAAATTGCACCGCCGAAGTCGGAGTTTTCCGCATTGAAATACGCCAGCTTTAAGCAACCTACCGCAGAAAGCATGTAAAAATCAGATATTTGTTTACATTTCTGTTAGTAATGTAAACGACTGTCAGCCCGTCCGACCGTCACAGCGGCACAAACGCAGCAGCCCCACCCCCATTTTACAATCCCCGAAGGTCTTTTGTACGCGCTACCGCGCATAGCTCTTCCCCCTCCATCCATGTTCCACACCTCTCGCCGCGTCAGCCAACAAAGCCACGACCACGCCACCTACACAGAAATAGGTGGTGTTTTTTGCGCCTATAGGGGGGTACTTTCTAATTCCTGCGGGAAAAATTGAATCTGGGGAAACAAAAAGCCAAAAAATAAAATTTGCGCGGTTGCCTTTCGGCAACATAACAGAAGGCCTACGGACGCATAGTGGGTAAGGCTTGCGTATATGGCAGATCGCAGGCGGGGCGGTGTTGCATGTTTTCTTTGGGCGTTTGCTATGCTGAGAATGTAAGGGAGGTTTGAAGGATGTCTTTTACATTCCAGTGCGATTATTGCGGAGCCACGGTAACGAGCGAGAGAAGGAACAGGAAATCTCCGCACAGATTTTGTGGGTATTCATGCGCGGCAAAGTGGAGATCTAAATACGGCTGTGCTCGAACAGGCCCAAGAAGCGCGGCTGGTGGACTTCCACATGAGAATGTGCGTATCCGGATGACAAAGGAATTGGAATTATTTCCGGAGTTCCGACCGGAGCGTGGAGAAACGTATCCTGCGGAGCGATACGCAGGGCAGGGCGGAGTAAAAAGAGCGGGATATGTCATATGCGTGAATGGGCATCGGGTAAATATCCGGGCGGATGAGTGCGTGGAGGTGTGAGGGTAAGCTTGAGGGAGATTTTATTCAGAGGAAAGCGTGTAGACAGCGGCGCGTGGTCATATGGTTCTTTGGTCATCCGGAAGAAAGACGATGGCGGAAGGAAATACTTCATCAGTGGGTTTGAACCGTTCAGCAAGGCAGGCGAGGTCTTAGGAGAAACCGTCGGAGAATACACAGGCTTCCGGGACACAAGCGGGAACGCGGTGTTTGAGGGGGATGTTGTGGAAGATCTTGCGTTTGGCGTGTACGATGTGGTGATGACGATGTGGGGCTTCCGGGCGGTTGACAGAAAGACCGGGGCAAGCTATGGACTGCGGGAGTTTGGCGGGCTTCGGCGCGTTGGAACGGTGTTTGATGAACCGTACAGGAAGAAAGAAGAAAATCAGGGTGAAGAAGGGCAGGCGGAATGAACTGCAAGAAGAAAGACTGCTTCAACTGCCCGTATCCGGACTGCATCAATGACTATGTGAAAAAAGAGTATGACCGTCCTGCAGCCTATATCAAAAAGCAGGTGGAGCGGCAGTCAGAGAGAATCCAACAGCGTGCGGAGGCGGGGCTTTGCACAACATGTGGGAAAAGACCACCGAGGAATGGATACCGAACGTGCGCAGAGTGTCAGGCAAGGAGCAGACGGTATGCAAACCGGCACAACCGAAGCATCGGGAGAGTACCGGAGAGTTTGCTGGATGGCGTGAGCTTATGCAAGCGGTGCGGAAAAGCTCCGCCGACAAGCGGGTATAAGCTCTGCGAGCGGTGCTTGGAATCGGCACGAAGGGCGCTGGACCATACACCATCACACAGCGGAATTTTCGTGGATAACAATTTTACGCGGGCGCTTCGCGCCGATGCAGAAAGGATGAAAGCAAAAACATGAGTTATTTCGAGAAATACGACGAGATGTTTTCGGAGCCGTCAAAAGCCGAGCAGATCATTGAGGACGCAAAGGCTGCGCTCTGGAATGAGCTGACCGAGGAAGTCAAGCAGCTGATGGACGATGCCAACGAGGCAAGTACGAAGGCCAATAAGCTCATAGCAGAGATATCCAGCCTTAATTTTGAGAAAACGGAGCTGGAAAAAGAAATCAAGCAGCTTCGTGAGCAGAAGGTCTATGTCGAAACGCACGAGGTTCCTGCAAGGCAGGTCAAGGCAATCGTTAACCATCTGACGAAGGACTTCCGCCCCGGCGATGAGTGCTGGGTGATCGGTGCGGAATACGAACGGCATACTTGCGAGAAGTGCGGCGGAAGCGAGAAAGTGTCTGCTGTCATTGGCGGGGAGACGTTTGAAATTGACTGTCCCACGTGCAGAGGCTACGGAACAGTTTCAAAATCAACGTATTTCCCCAAAAAGTCAAAAGTCACGGAAGTCAGGATGTTACTCTGCTTCAATTCTAACAACCGCATGAATGAATGGAGTATGGAAACGTTGAGAGTTGACAGTCGCGATGACTGTAGCAGAGCGGGTTCCGTATTCAAGACGGAAGAAGAGGCAAAAGCGGCGATCAAAGAAAGGTACGGGGACGAAAATGGATGATTTTCTGAGATTCTTCGACAAAGTAAGGTCGCGGATACCGATGCACATCGAAATTGGCTATAGCAGTGTCGTGGACTGGATGATCGTGATTTATGAAGGCCGGTCCTATGCGGAAAGCCAAAAGGAAATCGTCAACGTGCAAAACTGCGATATGGAGCTGTGCTTTGCAATGGCACAGGTTGAGCTTAAAGAATGGCTGCTGAAAGAATGTGGAGGGTATTGAGCTATGAGCTGTGTAAAGAAGGTCAGAGACGTTGACCCAGCCTGCGCGATTGTCGAGGTCACGGATAAAGAAGCGTTTGAGAAATCCGTTGTTTATCACGGCACATTCAAATCTCAGACGTTCAAAACTGAAATCACGCTCGGAGAGGACGAAGCTTGGAGTGAAATTCAAGCCATGGATGCGAAAGGTAGAACGGAGGATAGCAATGGCAAAAGTTAAGTACATCAAGCTTTCCGACACGCTTGAAATGCTACAAAAACTGGATACGGCTGGTCACAATTCTTCTCCGCAATGGTCATTTTCAAGTGACGGGGTGCAGCTATGGAGAGCTTACGAGCGACACAGATGATTGGCGGGAATGGTGAACAAGATCGACGCCCGACAGATCTTTATCCTACCCCGCCAGATGTCACAGAAGCGCTTTTACGGTTCCTAGATATTCCGTCATTTTTCCGTGTTTGGGACCCTGCAGCTGGTGAAGGTGATATGGCGAGGCAAATTGCAATGCATGGTCACACGGTCTATGAGTCTGACATTATGACAGGAACCGATTTCTTAACCGTCGATGGTCCACCTAACGCAGAACTATGGCTGCCGTGTGACTGGATTATTACAAATCCGCCGTTTGCGCTTTCGGAGCAGTTTATTCGCCACGCAAATGAACTTAGGCATCCGTTCGCTATGCTGTTGAAATCGCAGTATTGGCACGCATCAAAAAGGCTGAGATTGTTCCGAGAGATACGACCGGATTATGTGCTGCCGCTTACATGGAGACCGAACTTCTACTTCAAGGAAGAACACGGAGGCGCACCACTTATGGATGTGATGTGGTGTGTGTGGAGTGCAGAAAACGGGCGGAAATCGCATCAACCTACAATTTTTAAACCGTTGGAGAGACCTAAAATGCGAGAGGAGAATCCATGAAACAATACTGCCGCTACTGCGTAAATGCTTATCTTCAAGGTGATGACATGATTTGGTGCAAGCCAAAAGACGAAATTCGAACTGACCGTCAGATAACGCGGCTGAACCGCTGCCCACACTTCGAATTTTGCTCGATAGACGTTCTTAACCCAGAACGGGAGTACAGGCCGGTTGAGAAACGGAGGGCGGCGCAGAAAAAGGAACCGGACATGGAGCAAACCACTATGTTCGGCGGCTTGGAATGGGAGAAAAGAAAATGAGTAAACCAAAATACATGAAAGGCGATTGCATTCGGTCGCTGGACGATTTGGTTCTGCAAGAAAACATCTATTGGAACGGGAGAATTTGGAATCGAAAGTGGTTCATGAACCTTCAGATTCAAATGCTTCTGTCTCTAATCAAGCACAAGGCACTACAGTACGCTGTGAGGCGGGACGGCATCACAACGGGAGAGTTTGTCGAGCCGGTGTTATGGCATAAACTCAACGAACGCCCACTGACGGATGCGGAAAAATCTGAATTTTCCGAGCATGGCTATTCGGATTTTGAAATCCCAGAGTATATGTTCGACTGCCCTATGCCTGATGATGAGCAGGAAATCCTAGTCGCAACCGAGTGGGGAGTGGACAAGGATGTGTGCTGTGCCGATACCGACGATTGGGGAAACCATTCGTTTGGATTGGAGGGACGCGGAGATTGGGACGACGTGATCGCGTGGGCGGAAATGCCGAAGTACGATTCTGAGTGACGGAAATTCCAGCGCGAATGGTGCCGCCCGATTATCACTGGGAAAAAGTTCAACGAATTTTGGAAGGAGACGACATGACAGACAAGGAAATTATACAGGTACTGCGTATCTGCGCGACGCATATAGAGAAGGGTTGCGGGCTTTGCCCACAAATGAAGTATGTGCGTTGCACGGAGCGGCTGGCGGATGAAGCTATCACCATGATCGAGCGCCTGACCGCCGAGAATGCGGCGCTGCGGGAGAAAGTGCCGCAGTGGGTCAGCGTAGATGACAGGCACCCAAAGCCTGGGACGCGCGTTCTTGCTACGGACGGCGTATTTGTTGGAGAAGCATACCGAACAAGCGCTGATACGTGGCGCAGATATGATGGCATTGCAATGCGGGACTGCATCGGCAGCGTAGTCACCCACTGGATGCCGCTGCCGGAAGCGCCGGAAACGCCGGAGGGAGGAGAAAAGGCATGAGCAAAATCAAAAAGGTAGGATTTGGGTATACGGTGCCGAAAGAACGGTACCAGGAAGCCGCGGAGAATATCCAAAAGCTTGGCGCTATGTACGCAGAGTACCTGCAGAAGAAAAATTTCGATGGGCTTGGAGAGCAAGATGCGCAAGAGCTCATGGCCGACATCCTGCTTGCCTGCACTGCGCTGCTCTATGTCGCAGAATTTGCGGCAGATAAATGCCATATGGTGCCGCTGCCGGGAAAGGATGGAAAAGCATGAAGATTTACATCGCCGGTAAAATCACGGGCGATCAGGGGTGTCAGGCGAAATTTCAAAGGGCGGCAGTGGGGTTGCGGATGTGTGGGAACATCGTGCTGAATCCGGCGGAGCTGCCGGAGGGGATGGAGGCTGCGGACTATATGCGCATTTGTATGGCGATGATCGACGTAGCGGACTTGGTCGTTTTCCTGCCAGACGCGAAGGACAGCGCAGGCGCGCGCCTTGAGAAAGCATATTGTGAATACGTCGGGAAGGAGATGGAGAATTGGAGCGACTGACATTTGAAGGAAACTTCTGCGACATTGCGCAGTGCCGAGACTCGGCGTGCCGGCAGGACGGCACCTGCACGCAGAGGCTGGTTTGGGAAAGGCTCAAGGCTTACGAAGATGCGGGATTATCCCCGCAGGCGTGCGCAGAGGCACGAGAGATAGAGGAAACGCTTTCCAGCTGTGATTACTCCATCTCACGAATGGTGGAGCTGATGAAAGCCGACAAGGACGGGCGCGTCCTGATTCTGCCGTGCAAGGTGGGAGATATGGCGTATTGGGTCCATAACGGGGTGATCACCGGCTGCCATGTGTACCGAATCCAGGTGAACCGAAAAGGGACGTTTGTTTTTCTGAAAAGCACGATTTCGCACGGTGGGTTCCGAACCGATGCCTGCCTCGGCAAGACCGTATTTTTGAGCCGCGTAGAAGCCGAGAAGGCTTTGCAGGAAATGGAGGCTGCAAAGTGAGTTTCAGTAAGAAAAAACGGGAAGCGGTCTATGCGAAGTATGACGGTCACTGTGCCTATTGTGGACGAGCTATCGACATCAAGGATATGCAAGTCGATCATTTCAAGCCGCAACGTGCATGGAACGCCGAAGACGCAGGGACGGACGATATTTCCAACCTTATGCCGTCATGCCGAATGTGCAACCACTACAAGCG